GTGTCCCATTTCTCCGGATCTAATCTTAACCTTCTGGGGACTACAACCATATTGCTTTCGCAACCATGCTTTAAACTAACATCAAATCCCTTTGCGAACATACAATGAGCATCTGTCTTTAAAATGAATTCGCCACGAGCAAGATCAACACCAGCATTAATCGCCGCCCTCATACCTTTTGGCTCTGTAAAATGAATATAGTGAACCCGCTCATCATCGACAATATCTTCCATTTCCGGCCAATAACCATCTAAAACAGCAATAATCTCAATATCTTCAGAAGATTTTTTTAGTAGATCATTAATTGTCTTGGATAAATACTTTTCGTTACGAGAAGGGATAATAATGCTTATAAGCATATAACCATATTATCTAATAGAGAATAACTATTCAATCCTAAATATTAGGGAATGAAGGACTCGGTGAAACTGAAAGGCTTTCACTGGCACTAGGTGAAACTGAAGCACTTGGGCTGAGCGAGACGCTAACAGATGGACTCGAACTAGCACTTGGGCTAACTGATGGACTGAGCGAGACGCTAACAGACGGACTAAGTGAGACGCTAACACTTGGACTTGGTGACTCTGATAACGATGCGCTTCCGCTAAGCGATGGACTTGGGCTTGGACTGTTGCTAATACTAGCTGACGGACTCTGACTAGCACTTGGACTGAGCGAAATACTAAGCGAAACTGACGCCGATGGACTAGGTGAATCTGATAGTGAGACTGAAACGCTGGGCGAGAGAGAGACGCTAACACTTGGGCTAAGTGAAATTGAAAGGCTTGGGCTTGTACTAGCACTTGGGCTAAGCGAAATTGAAAGGCTTGGGCTTGTACTAGCACTTGGACTAAGTGATTCTGAAACTGATGGACTGAGTGAAATGCTCAAACTCTCTGAAACTGATGGACTGAGCGATATTGACAATGAAGGACTTAATGAAGGTGAGGCTGAAATTACTTGACCACCCAATAGGGACCAAATAGCACCATCTTCATCACCAGTATTGATATAAACAGGCATTCCGCCCTTATCTAAATCATAAAAGAACGCCCCATTTCTAAAACCAGTTAAACCAGTTGGCAAAGTATTTCCCTCGGCTTCTAAAATTAGATCATCACTATCTTCAGCAGTAGAATCTAAAGATTCACTATATCTGAGAACACGATTATCTAAATAAGGATCTAAAGCAGTTAAAAAACTACTTTCAGAAGTTGCCCTATCGCCAGAAGCAATAGCTTCAATTCTGGTTATTTCATCTTGGGTTGTTTTAGGGAGATCTTTCTTTAATTTGAATGTTGCCATGGTTTATTTCTATCAGAATCCACCACCTCCGCTCTTAAAAATAGAGATGGTGGATAATATGCTTAATTGTTAAACGTACCAGAAACCTTCTGTTGCCTGGTGGCGTCTCGAATCAGTGACTTTCTTGCCGTATACAAAGAGATCTTTGTAAGCAGTTCCGAAATCACCTGGTAGATCCTCTTCCATGCGTACTTGCAAAACCTTTTCTGCAAATGTTAGCCAGTTCTTGTGGCCAGCTAGGACTCTAAACCCATCATCATTATCGCCAGTTAGTCGATTCGAACTATAGATCTTAAAGTCTAGTAACTGAGTTACTAAGCCTTTTTTGACTAGCTCCGAATAAACTTCAGGTACATGCAAAGCAACGCCTGTTGCTCTTGGGATTAGATCAATCATTTTTGGAGGTAGAATCAACCATCTGTCGGATGAAGGTACTGTTGAGTAACCATTCGCTTCCGCCTCATCAAGTTTGAGTTTTAACTTACCAATATACTCAAGTATATTAGCAGTTGTAATCTGAACCTTAGTTGCGGCTTCAATGACATAAGTACTTCCCCCAGAAATTGCTCCACCTGAATAAACAGAATCAACATCATCTAAATCATCTTCGATCGTGATGTGAGTGGCGTCAGTATAATCTTTAACTCGATACCAAGTTGTATGGCCATCGGCTTTGAAGCCTCTGCCTTCCATAGCCTCAGTAAAGGTAGTTCCAGATCCAACTACCGCTCCGGTAGAAGTAGTAATTGTAACTGTTCCAATCTCATAATCTGTTCCGACTCTATTGCCAGCTCCAACATCTGAATATGCACCAAATACAAATTCATCCATATTTTTACTACGCTCATTTGAAACCTGATCAACAATAGTAGCATGTGGACTCTTAATGTAAGATAACCATCTTGCTAAAACTTTTTCTTTCCAGTAGAAAGATTTATACTGATCAATAATCACTTGAGCATTTTGCTCATAAAGACTATCTGCAGACATGGCCGTATCGGCATAAGTCTTTTCAGTAACCTTATCGAAGGCAAGAATATTCAGTTTAGAACCGATTTCATTGATTTCACCTTCATAGTCTCTATTGACGATTTCACCGATGAGGCTTCGATCGTACAACTTCAACATTAATTTGTTTGAAAAACCCTCTGCGAGTTTTGTGCCGTATGCTGATGCCATACTTAGCTCCTTTTTGTTAATTGCCTTATATTCCTGGCCAGTCCCAAAAAGGGGTTAGGAGGGTTAATAATTTGATACTATTAAATAAAACTATCTATTGTCAACTACATTCTAAATTTCCGACGTTATCTTGCCGGCAATCAGTGCTTGTGTATATGCTTTATAATCAGCTTTCTTGAGTTTAGCGCCGGCTTCAATGCTTAATTTATCAGATTTTGGCTTAGACTTTTTCCCGGGACCACCAGAGCCAGTCTCAAACATTTTGCCCTTCTTTTTCACCGGCTTCGTTTTTTGAAGTTCATATAAAAAAGCAGATATTAAATCTTGAAAATCTACGCTTCTCCTCGATGACACGCTAGCAAACAATTTAAACTCATCAAGTCGACCCTCTAAATCAGGATTGTTGGTAACAGTGGCCGGATCATCAATAAACTTATCCACCTTCTCCCCCCATGATGCCCCATCCTTATTGTCTTGAGCAATTGTATTAATTGCTTCGAAACGCTTGTTGGCCTTCCAATTATCCTTTGCCATCTTCTGTTCAAACTCAGACAAGTCCTCCCAATCAGTAAACTCTTTCCGCATCACTTCATCGGCCGGATCAACAACCTCGCTAACCTGATCAAAAGCATCAAGCATCTTTTTATTCTTAGCATGAAGGACCTGGGCCTCTCTAGTAGATTCAGTAAATCTCTTTTTAAAAGTTTGTTCCTCTTGTTCCTCCTCCTCTTCTTCAACGACTTCCTCTTCATCCTCAACAACCACCTCTTCTTCTTCCTCCTCAACTTCTTCCTCAACCACCTCCTCTTCAAGATTTTCTTCTTGATCTTCCATTTCCTCGAGTTCTTCTTGGATCTCTTTATCTTTATTTTCTAGTTCTTCGTTAGTTGGTTTAACGTGTTTTGCCATTTTGCCAGTCCTCCTTAAAGGGTTAGGTTAATAATTATTTCTTAGTTTTAATTTTAGTTTTATCTTTTAACACACTTTTATACTTATCTAACTGTTTATTGCTTAAATAAGATCGTCTGGCACAAAGAAACGCTATGTTTTCTGCTGATAGTTCAGGAATTGATTTTACAACAATTTTATCTAAAACTGCTTGTGCTTCTGTATTTAATTGCATAAATTTATTTCCTACTTACTAATCCGGCCAACCTTCTCTCAACCATTTTTTTAGCTTTTGCCGGGCTATCTAAAAAAGCTTCTAATAATATATAGTTTCTTAATCTTGCCTTTAAAAATATGTCTTGTTTGGAATTATGACCAGTTTTAGACACCTCCTCATCTACAGATCTTCGCATCGCAACAATATATTCTCTAATACTATTAACAGTAAATTCTTTTCTCTCAAGACTTCCTAGCCATTTATGTAAAGTTGCTTCTTCTGCTTTATCTAAATCTTCATACTTTAAACCAGCTTGTTCTAAAATACTATCGAGCATTGACATATTAGCCTTGTGGTTGAATTGGTAATTGTTGGGTAGGTTGAGCTGATTGAGCCGGTTGTGGCTGAGTTGTTTGCTGACCAGCGGCCAATAAAGGATTACTGGCCATCATTTCTTGTTTTTGATCCTCATACTCCATGATATCGTTGATATCTTCAGGCGGTAAATCAACAAACTCTAATAGTTTTCTATTGTAAACTTCTGCCAACTTTGGATTGTCCGGCATGACTGATTTAACTGCATTTAATTTATTTAAAGTATCTGTGTCATGAGCATTTTTCTCATCTTGATTCCAAATTCTGGTACGATACCCCATTTTAGTCATCCAGTCTTTCGGCCCAACTTCTCGAGAAAAGATATCCCTGGTGTTTCGACCCTTCTTGAATATCTTAACTGCATCTAATAGATCTGGACGGCCTTCAATGAGCTTCAAAAAGATTTTAGACCGTTGTTTCCAAGCCGGAGTATAAAACTTGCTCATACCCTTTACTCGCTCTTTAGCCTCATTTAAAGCCAACTCAACCTCTCCTAGAGTAATTTTAGTGGCAGTCTGTACGCCCTGTTGAGTAGCGGTAGCACCAGAAGCTTTTTCAGCAATTCCAATAACAAAAGTCATCTCATCAATCGATTCGCTAAGATCTGGGATATCAACTTTTTGTAAAACCTCACTTGGTTTTCCTGGGATTGGATACCAGCCCCAAGGAACCGGTAAAAACGTCTGAGGCATAAAAGTCTCATCAGTTGAATCGTAATAGTGCATGCCAAAATTTCTCAGTGTTCTATTTTCTACTAATTGAGAGAAAAAAGAATTAACGATTTTATTCGGCCCTCTAATAATATCTGCGACACTATCGCTCCAAAAATCTTGACGCTCAATATCATCACCCCAAGAAACATAGGGATAATGATCTCTCCAATAATTATCTTCAGTAACTCCCAATATTTCCTCTAAAGGCTTCTTCATTAAAATTACCCTATCATCAGCCTCAACATATAAAAACAATTGCTCTTCTAACTCATTCTTGTCAGCATCTTTTTCATCTTCACGATACAAAAACTGTAATGACAGTTCAACGTAAGTTTCACCTAATACCGGATCAATAACATCAGATACGCCCATCTCCTGCATTTTCTCGTTCTTTTCCACCAGCATATCCTGATTCTGTTTATTCTTTAATTCACCCTGTAATGTAGAATAGAATTTTTCTAGCTTCTTCACTTCTGCTTGATCATAATCAGAATTCTTTTTAAGCGTACTCAGTGGTACAAAAATATGGGTATGAATTAAAAACCTTGAAGAATTTAAGTTAAAGGGGTCGCAGTGACGAGAAACCAGTATATCTTGAGGATCTTGAACAGTCATCTTAATCTCACCATCAACAATTTGCCACTGATCAAAACTTCGACCGAATAAGAACACCTGTCTTTTATCAACAATATCTTGCAACTCCATATGATTGTGATCTTCATCGGCCATTATTTTCCAGTATTCATTTTGAAAAATCTCTTTCTGCCTATCATTGTCCAAATTTTCGAAATACATCACCGGCATATCATCAACATCTTTTAGCAGAGTTTTAACCGATTGCTTCATCAAAGGAATATTAACTGACTGCCTCTGGGTTAAGCGGTTAATAGTAATTTTATCTCTATACAGTGTGTAATTTTCTAGCCAGTCTGCCTGTCGGCGGCGCCGATAGTTATATCCAGATTCTTTATTCAGCCGAAGCATCTCTAATTCAGGATTATCAATTTTTTCTTCCATACTGAAAACACTATCAAAAAATACTATCTGAAGGCAAGTTTAATTAGCCGGGCATATTCTCGTAAAAGGGTTTAACTCCACCGGGATCAAATGTGCCGGTAGTCCTAACCCTTTTCCTATAAGTTACAGCGAATGTTCTGTAGGAATCAGACCCGTGACTCGCCCAGCTATGCAATGGAGTATCCCTAAATACTTTATTCTTTTCATCCCAATTTTTTTTGTAATTCCTCAGAGCTTGAATTCCTCTCGAACACTTATCGTCATCAAACCAGCACTGATTAAAAATTGATCTACCGGCATTAATCCCTTCCATAACGCCTAACTTTGGCGCAACTTGAAAAGTAATGCCTAATTTCTTGGCAACCTCCCACCGGGATTTACCGGTCCCAAGTTCTCTAACCTTGATATCATGGGGAGCATAATGTTTCCCATAAACATAGTTCTTTTCCTGTAGCTTCTTAACATAAAACTCAATCCCCTCACCAGAACTCTCAAAGTAATCAATAAACCTAATCTCCATATTCAACACCTGATAAAACCAAATTGACATTGAATCATCCATACCTAAATCCCAAGCAGTATGAACCGGTAACCTTGAAACATAAGGGACTTTTGTCATTCTCCCTTCCTTCTCAGCACGCCTAATAGCGGCGCCGTAATAAGCTCCAACAATCGGGGATTTGAAAGAACACATGTATTCTTGCTCAAAATAGGCAATTGCCTCTTCGGCGGACCTCCCATTTGCCTCAAATCGCTTTATTATATCTGTTTTGATCTGTAGTAACTCTTCTGTAGAAAATATTTTAGTATCTTCTGCTGTAAGCAATTGGACATACCATCTTGGATTATCCTTTGCATATTCGTATAAAGCCCGGGCGTGATTGTCTCCCTTTGGAGTTGTATTAAAAACAGCGATGCCATCATTCTCTCTTAAAATTGGTTCAACAACATCCCAAGCGTACGGATCTTGGTCGGCCCACTCAGAGAAGATAAACATCTGCGGATTACCACCTCTCAATGAATCTGGCCTATCACTACCGGCAATCTGAAAAATAGAATGGTTCTTTAGCTTTTGATCATAGCTAACATTCCTAACAGGAACCTTCATCCGGCCTTCATTCGCCCTGCCAGCCCTGATTGCTTCTGGGATATGATTCATGAATTTAAAACCATCTGCACCAATACCATCCCACATATTGTCTCTACCCATAACTAAAGTTGGGTATACATATTTAACTAAACAAGGGAATCTTACCAATTGACGAGGAACTACATCAGCTATATTAGTTTTGTCTTTGCCGGCTCTTCGATGCCAAACTTGAAAAAAGTATCTAATATCGCTCTCACGATTAATAGATTTTTCAATCGCTTTTAAAAAAGGAACTTGATAGTCTCTGGCAGTAAAATGATAAGGTAGGTGAACATTATTTACCATCTTCTTGAGGTTTATAGCTCGTCATTGAAATTTTAAGAGCTTGACCAGCAGAAGTAACATCTGCCTTTTCAATTGGGGCTACTCCAAGCATTTTAAGTTTAGACTCCCACATTCTCCATTCATCTTTGCCGGCCTTTGTCATACCATCTAAAGCACTTTCAATTCCATCTCTAATAGCCTTCTGTGCTTGGGGAATCTTTTTCCATTCAGAAATAGTACCCTGATCAACTCCCAAAGTCTTAGCAATTTGGGACCAATGATGTACCGATTCACCTCTTAACATATCTAAAAACACTTCAAACTCTGCTTTTTTGTTAATACGCTCTTTCGTCTGGATTTTTGGGATTTTCTTTTCCGGCTTTTTTACCTCTTCTATAGGGGTTTTTTCTTCTTCTTTTACTTCATGTCCTTCTTCTGTTTTTTCCATTTTGCCAGTCCTCCTTAAAGGGTTAGGTTAATAATTGTTTATAGTTCTCAACTGCACATAACTAGTTTTGTTTGATCTAATACTAGATTTTCGAATGAATCCTTTTTTCTGCAAAGATTTTAAAGAATTAATAACAGTAAAATCTTTAATGCCCTCATTTTGCATCTTTAAAATAATTTCTTTACGAGGGACCGGGGTCTTTTCTTCTCGCACCCAATGATCAACAAAACACATTATATCATGTTGCAGTTTATTGCCCATGCTTCCAACATATACTATAAACCGCTACTTATGCAAATCTTTATCTGCATAAGCATCAATTTTATCTGTATGCGCATCAATTTTATTCTTTTCACAATAATCAAACCATCCAAAAAGTATCTCGGCGGCCGTATTCTTCCCAAAATATTTTTTATAAAATTCTTTATAAGTTAAAAACTTTTTCTTCATAAGTCCTTTGCCCTTCTCTTTTTAGCTTCAAGGCTTGCTTTCTTAACTCTTGCCTCGGTATTTTTCACACGCTCTTTAATAGCCTCTTGTCTGCTTGCCCAATTCTTAGTTTGAAAAATTGGTACTCTTGCTAATTTCTCGGTTATGGTTCTTAATTTTCTAGCTAATTTAATCTTGTCTTTGTGCTTCATAAACCCTTTTTTTCGCCCTTAATATATATTCCCTTGCGTTTTTTATCTGCTCTGACCAGCCATTTTATCTTTGCTTTTCCCTTAACAAACCACTTAAATAACTCCCAGCGGTTAAAAGGGAAAGTATACTCATAAGTATCGTATCTATGCCAAGTTGCAGTGCCGGTCACGGTTT